TATATTTTCAATATATGAATAATTTTACTTAAAATCATAACTATATTTTCAATATATGAATAATTTTACTTAAAATCATAACTATATTTTCAATATATGAATAATTTCATTTTTCAATCTATTAGTTTCTTTAAATCAAAAACTTCCGTTGATTTATTTAATTTTTTAACAAATAATAATGATTTTATATACATAACTCCTAATTTATATTTAGGAAATATTAATTCTTGCCAAAATCCGCAATTATTAGAAAAAAATAATATTCAATGTGTTATTAACTGCACAAAAGACATTGAATTTCATGAATATTTTAATAACAAAACGAAATATAGATTAAATATTGTTGATAGTAAAGATTCAGAAAATATTGATTTATTTAAATCAAAAATCATTGATACACTTCATTTTATGACAAATCAAATTAATAAAAAAAATAATGTACTTGTTCATTGTTATTGGGGTTTAATGAGGTCTGTGTGTGTAATAGCTTGTTATATGGTTTATACTTATAATATGGAAGTTGATTGTGCGATTGAATTTATTAGAACTAAAAAAAATATGAGTTTTCACGACTTGTATAATTTTAAAGAAATTTTATATTTTGTTAAAAATTATAAAAATAATAGTTTAAAGAAATAAATGAAAAGATATAGAAATATATGAAGTAAAAGTAAAAAGAATAAAGGCAATTAATTAATGAACCTTCTAATGAAAATTCTAAATTCTTCATCATTAGTAACATTAATTCCTAATTTGTAATAAAATTTTGCACCGCAATTTTTATTTTGAATTAAATATAAACCATAACTTAAATTGCTTAAATAATTGCGAATGGTATTTAATAAAAATCCAAAATTTGTTGTTTGAAAAGGTCTTCCAACTATATATTTATAATATTCTACTTGATCATTAAAGTTCATAACAATTTCTTTATAGTCAATTAATCTCCATTTTATTCTTGTTGGTGCTCCAAATTTAGCATTTTTTTTAAAATTAAATGAACTTCCTAAACTATAATTAAAAAATTTTAATACTTCTTTTGTTAATAATGGATGATGTTTAATATTATTCACTAATTCTTCTTTATTTCTATCAATTACTGCTTGATAAAAAGCCAAAGGAATAACATTTGCATCAAAAAAAGCATCAACGTTTGTTACTTTATCATTACAATCAAAATTAAAAACCCAATCGGTATCCATATATACTAATAATATATTTATATTAATTTAATAATTTAAAATTATATTTAAAAATGTTTTACTTAATTAAATTAAATATGGCTAAAAAAAAGAATGAATTTATTTCGTTAGATGATGATTTTGAAGATGATGATTCATTTAATGATGAAGATTATGAAGATTATGTAGATGAAGAAGAAATTTTTTCTAAAAAAAGAAAACGTCGTGCAAGTGAAGGAGATTTAGAGCAAATCAAAAAAAATAAACATTTTAAAAATAATTATTTTAATAAATTAACAAAAAATGAACAAAAAATAATTTTAGAAAAAGAAAATGAAATTTATAAATTTTTAAATGACCATACACCATTAAGATATAATATTATTAATTCTAATTTGAACTTAAGTACGAAATCTATGATATTACAAAAAATAGACCATTTTGAAGAAATGAACCATGAAGAAACAGAATATCATAAATTAAGTAAATGGATTAATTCATTGTCAAAAATTCCTTTTAATAATTATTCTAAAATAATTTTAGACATTAAACCAAATAAAGTTCAATATTTTTTAATGGATTCTTATAAAAAACTGGATAAAACTATTTATGGTCAATATAAAGCAAAAAATAAAATTATGCAAATTTTAGCTCAATGGATTTCCAATCCTGATTCAATGGGACAAATTATAGCATGTCAAGGACCGGCAGGTATTGGTAAAACAAGTTTAATTAAAAATGGTGTGTCAAATGTATTAGACCGACCTTTTTCTTTTTATGCTTTAGGTGGTGCAAATGATAGTAGTGTATTGGAAGGACATTCTTATACGTATGAAGGTGCTATTTTTGGAAGATTGGTTGAAATGTTAATTGAAACGAAAATTATGAATCCTATTATTTTTTTTGATGAATTAGATAAAATTAGCAATGACGAAAAAGGTAATAATATTGAAAACTTATTAATACATTTAACGGATCCTTCACAAAATAATTGTATATACGATAAATATTTTAATGGAATTGAAATTGATTTTTCAAAAGCATTGCTTTTTTTTTCATTTAATGACATATACAAAATAAATCCTATATTAAAAGACAGATTAACCATTATTAAATTTGAAGGTTATACCATTGACGAAAAAATAATTATTTTAAAAGAATATTTATTGGATGAAATTATTAAAAATGTTGGATTGATGAAACAAGATGTTATATTTAATGAATCAATTTTTCATTATATAATAACAAAATATACAGGGAATGAAGAAGGAATGAGAAATACAAAACGCATTTTCGAAGAATTATTATTACAAATTAATCTAATTAAACTTTTAAATGATGATATTAATAAACAAAAATATAAAAATATTCATAAAAATTTAACAATTAATTATAATATTATTGAATTAAAATTTCCGTTACTATTAAATGAAAAAATTATTGATGATTTACTTAAAAATTATAATTAATTTTTTTATAATTTTATAGTACAATATTTTTTTTTATAATTTTATTAAAAATTTTAGTCATTATGGAGATATTTTAGCAATACCTTTTTTTGCTTTATTAGTGATTTATTTTTATAATATTAAAAATAAATCAATATTAGAATATGTATTATTATGTTTTTCTATATGTTGATTTATATTAGATATTTTATATTCTTATATATTTTTTTATAGTCTTAATTCTTCAAGGATGTAATATATTTTCTTTGAAATGAAAATCTAATAAAACTTTATAAGTATTATTTTTTTTTTCCCTGAACTTATTTTATGAACACAATGAGCTTCTTTACTATCAAAAAATACACATAAATTTTTTTCTGGCTTTATTTTTGTACCATCACTAAATTCAAATATTCCACCTGTAAAATCTTTTTTGTAAGTTGAACCATATATTATCAAACTATATAAAGGTTTTTTAGTTGGATAATATAAACATTTTTTTTCTGAAATTTTAATCTGATTTTCTAGATTTTCTGTTTTACTAATTAAATTACTTTTATGATTAATGATTAATGCATCGTCACAATGCCATTTCATGTAATTACCAGCAACATTTGTCTTCATTGAATATACTATTTCTTTATTTATCAAATTTATATCAATGTTTAATTTATTAAATGTGTAATTTGATAAATTATGTAATTCATCAAAATCTGTTTTATTTTGAAAAATATCCTGTATATAGCAAATATTTCTTGTGTTTTTTATTTCAGGATTATTTAATAATAATTCATATGAATAATTTTTTAAAATATTATCTTTTTTAACTTTATTTAATAAAATATTTTGAGTAGTCATAGTTCATATTAACTAATTAGAAATTTTCATTTATATCTATTTTTTTCATTTTTATAAAAAGATTTATTAATCATTTTTATTTATTGGTGTAAATATCATTATTTTAGTAAATTAAATAAAAATTAAATAAAAATTAAATAGAAATTAATTAGAAATTAATTAGAAATTAATTAGAAATTAATTAGAAAAATAAATTCATATTTTAGATATCATGAATGTAAAAAATGATTATGCTTTTTTATTTGATTTAGATGGTACATTAATTAATAGTGATTGTATCTATATTGAAGTATGGAATGAAATATTAAAGAAATATAATATTGAATGTAATAAAGAATTTTTTGAATCTTTTATTAAAGGTAAATCAGATATTTCTTTTTTAAAATTTTTAATTCAAAATATTTCTGAAAATGAATTATTAGAAATATCAAAACTAAAAGATAAATTATTTATGGAAAAAATAGAAAACCAAAATATATTATTTGATGGAGTTTTACCTTTTTTTGAAAAAATTAAAAATTATAAAAAAGCTATTGGAAATGGAATAGTAACAAGTTGTAATAAACAATCAGCAAACTTTATTTTAAATAAATATAATTTAACACAATATATTGATATATTGATATGTTCTGAAGATGTTAATAATCATAAACCTCATCCAGAACCTTATTTAAAAGCTATGCAACACATGAATGTAAATCCTAGTAATTGTATTATTTTTGAGGATAGTCATACAGGATATTTGTCTGCTTGTAAATCAAATCCTTATAAAATTTATATATATTTAAATGGAGACAATGAAAATATGATAATAGAAACTAAAAATGTTTTTTATGACTATAATGAATTAGATATAAATACACTTATTTTAAAAAATAATGAACCTATTATTGATATGGATGAATCAAACATTCATTTTTTAAAAATATTAAAATCAGAATTAAAAGAATTACCCATTAAAGATATAAAAATAAATAAAAATAATAATTTAAAAACAGGTTATATTTGTGATATTGATAAATATAATATTACTTATTTAAATGAATCTAATTTCAATATTATTACTAAAATAAGTAATTTAAATAATGAATTATCTAAAACAGCAATAAAATTAAATATGTACAATAATGAAGTCTATTTTTATCAAAAAATATCTTCAACTATTGAATGCATTTCTATTCCAAAATGTTTTAACTGTTTTAAATATGAAAAAAAAGATGTTATTGTTTTAGAAGATTTATATAAATATAATGGTTGTTTTAATATTGATTTGAATAAAAATATTAAAGTATTATTAAATGTTGTAGAACATATATTTAACATGCATAATTTATATTATTTTAATAATATTCATGATATTCCTTTAAATTTTAAAAATTTGAAAAAACCAAATGAAATTATTTATTATAAAGAATTAGTAAATGAACGTTTTCATAAATTTATGATTAAAAATAAATTTATTTTAAATGAAAAAGATATAAAAATTTTAAACTCTATTTATGAAAATTTTGATTTTATTTTGAACAAAGCATCTGAGTTTCCATTAAGTTTTTGTCATGGTGATTTAAAAAGTCCTAATATTTTTTATTATAATCATATTCAACCTTATTTTTTAGATTGGCAATATATTCAATTAAATAAAGGAATAAGTGATATTACTTTTTTATTAATTGAATCAATCGAATTTGATTTAGTTAATGTTGAACTTGTTTTAGGATATTATTATAAATTAATGAAAGAAAGAAATGAAATAAATAAAGACATTTTTATGAATGATTTTAAGAATGCATTATGTATTTTTCCCTTTTTTGTTTGTGTATGGTTTAATAGTGAAGACAATGATAAATTAATTGATAAATGTTTTCCATTGAAATTTATGAAAAATTTATTGAAATATTATCAATATTATTTAGTTTATTTTTTATAATTTTATTTATTTGATTAATTTTTAAATTATTATTTGATTAATTTTTAAATTATTATTTGATTAATTTTTAAATTATTATTTATTCAAGAAAATAATAAAAAAAAAGATTAACAATTGAATTCAAATATTGTAATGCATATTCTCCATTTATTTTTTTATTTTCGCCTAATAATGGTTCTTCAATATATTCTTCTAAAAATGGATTTACATAATATTTTAGCAAATCTTTATTTGTATGCTGATATATACCAAAATATTGTGGCATATTTTCAAATAATTTTCTTCTAATATTGAAAGGTTCATGATCTAAATGATTGTAGTTATCTAATATTTTACATAATTCTTGTAAGCATTTATATAAATTTTTTCCTGATATTTTAAATTCTTCAAATCTAGGATTTTCTGTTAATAATTTCCACAATGAACCATTCATCACAATTCCATTTTGATCACTAGTTTTTACTACAATTTCATTTTCATCAAAATAATTACCATGTTGATCAGGATTATGAAATACTGGTCCCTTGCATGAACCATCTGGATAAATAACATAATTTCCATTTTGAAAATGTCCATATAATGGACATGATATAGATGTTGATGTATCTAACGCATGATTTGATACAGGACATTTATCACTTGCACCTCCCATCTTAATGAATGTGAATAATAAATTTGATATATAAATATATTTATATTTATTAAAAAAATAAAAAATCAATTTTTATATAAGAGTATATTTAATAATGTACATTAATTCTTGTTAGATTTAGTAGATGAATTTGATTTGCTATAATTTTCCACTATTTTTTTACAATCTGCTTTACTTAAATC